GCGGCTATTTCCGCTTGCGCGTAGAGGGGGTCATCTTCTTCGGATTCTGTTGGTGTCTCGGAACTTCTATCACTGGGGCTTCCAGGATCGTTTCCGGAGCGCTGGCTGGCGCTTTTGGGCTTAGTGTTTCCACTGTCGGGACCACCTTTGTCTCAACTCCCATCTGGGCCGCGAGCGCTTCTAGAACCAATGTCGTGATTGCGAGGATCGTGTACTTCTCCGGGATTGCTTCGTCCATCAAGACTTCAAGCTGATCGACGGTAAGGTTCTTATCTTCGTGCGTCAGTCCGGCCCAAGCCAACACCGGCATCTCGTCTACCTTAATATCCATCAACTGATCTGGTGATTTGTCGCCGAATTTCTTACGAATTACCCGCATGGCCTTAAACCCGTAGCGGAGCGCACGTGGTCTATCTAGATCAAGGATATAATCTTTCATGTTTGTCCTCTCTTTACGGGGCTAGCGAGAATGCAGCTACCTTCAGAGTAGTAGCGTGATCCACGGTAATTTCGAGCCGCCCGTTGGCATCGTTGAATCTGCCTCTGTCGAAGGGACCAACCATCAGTTCACCTGTATCCACAACCATCGCGCCACAGACAATGTCGTCCACCACGCCCTGGTCGCACTCGATTTGAGAATGGATCGTGACGATGGGGGTTTCAGCCGCGTGACCGTTCACGAAATGCAGAAATGTGTTCCCGTCGTTCGGGCATGAATCGGCCACAGAGGCGTCTTCATATACGCTATCGATTGGGTTAAGTCCTTCCTTTACAATTGGCCGTATAGTTAATAGTGCCATTCATAATCTCCTTAGACTAAAGTGGGTGTCACGGAAACTGCCTTCACTACGAAAGCCAGGACCGCTCCGCCATAGCTGATCTCGAGTTTCCCCGCAGCGTTGTTGAATCTTCCCCGGTCAAAGGGACCGATCATCCTCCGTTTATTAACGGGAATGGTGGTGATCGAGTTGTGGTCCTGTCCGTGGTTGCATGCTCTGATGGAGTTGATCGTAACCACAACTTCCTGCGATGCACCATTTTCGAAGAAGAGGAACGTCTTCCCGTCGTTTGGACACAGGTCCCCCGCTCCGGTAGCGGCTACGAGAGCCACCCCATCGGGGTCGAGTCCAGTTAGAACTGTCTTATAGACAACAATGTCGTCTGCCATGTTAACCTCCTAAAGTGGAAATAACCTTACTTGGCTACTTCGGTAATGATGCCATCGGATATGAGCGAGAAGGACACGGTTGCCATGTCCGCTTCGGGTGCGGCCATGTTCAGTCCGGTCATCAAGAAATCCCCGGAATACTCGTACGCGGGAGTATCGACCTGGCAATCACACTTCTGGTGATCGGCCGCGAGATTGATAAGTCCCTTCTTGAGCTCCAGCCAACCCGCGTTGTCTTCGATCAGGAAGGCATCGAAATCAACCGTTATTTCGCGATTACCGAGCTCTCTCTCTTTCCACCCAGCGCTGTCTTTGTCAGTCGTTTCCTTCGGATCCTGGGCGATGGATATTGAACCGTCCTTCTGGCCTCCAACCTTGACGTAGGCCGCCCCGATCTTGACTGAGACATAAATATTTTTGCCTTCTACTTTAGCCATTTAAACCTCCTATAAGTTTCCCCCCTACAAGGGGGTGTCCATGAAAGCAGAAAAGGGCTGCCCATCTGCTATTATTCCGGTATATTCTGCGGAAGAGGATCGACAGCAAATCCATCGGGAACGTACTTCCCACACGCGCGTCGAGCCCTCTTCTGTTTTCATTCATTATGCCTGCTCTATGTAATATTTAAAGATAAGTATTCCGTGCCGAGTCTTCCCATCCAGGTCCACCATCAGATTATAACTGTCCAGCCGGCTGAATGCGGCGCTGAAGCTGGCGCCCAGGTTAAGAGCTTCGCCACTGGACAATGCCAGGAGCAATCCGTCCGCCATTTCGTCAGCTTCCTTTCGTCCGTTATATCGACTCCAGACGTGGATCGTTGAGAAGACCTCCGTCCCGTCTTCCAGCTTGTCGCTCCAATCTCTGACCGTCATTGCTCCTAATACAACATAGGGAAAAGCTTCATCCACCGGGTTCTCGTCGAACACTTTGTAGTCAGTGTGCGCCTGTAGGTGTAGGATCTGAGCGCCGTGAAGAGCCAGTGTGGGCAATCTCATAGCTTCCTCAGTATTTCCTTCAACCTGGAGTAGTACCCCTTCTCAACGGACACGAAGGCCGGAAGCAGGAACGGCTGCGCGGGTGTTCCTCTCTCGCTTATCGCTTTGCAAATCGGCCAAGCAGAATCCATCCCATGCCTCTTCGCCCAACCCTCCAGAGCGTCCATCGGAGGGAAATGCGGTTTGGTTCCGAACTCAACGTGGGGACCGTGCGGCGCCGTAGGTCCGACCTCAACCGTCTTGCCGCCTCTCGATTGTTCCACAAGAATGGTGTTGGCCAGGTTGCCCGTGTCCCACGCCTTCATTCCCTTCAGGTTATCCAGTGCGGCTTTCTTAACATCCAGGCCAGACGCAAGGGTCTCCCGCTTCACCTTCGCTTTCGTTTCATCGGACATTTTGCGGAGAGCCTTTTGCAATTCCTTGTCGCCGCTGGCGGTCATCGATAGTTTCATTCCGGAACCTCTTGTGCCAGGATCTCCTGGAATTGATGGCGCTCCTTAATATCGAGGATGGAGGCTATCTGCATATAGCGGCCCCCGAAGTTTATCCTCATCTCAGCGTCCACTGTCTCATTGTACCTGATCCGGATTCTATGAGAAATCTCAGATGATATCTGCTGGCCGTAGAAATACTCCCGGCCGCTCAGGGGTTCAACGGACGCCCAAACAGTGGTCACGCTCCGCCATGTGACGGTGGATCCCAAATAACCATCGGGCGTTTTGACCTCTTCCTCGAAAGATATCCGGTGTCTCAGGTCTCCAATTTTCATTTAAATCCTCATCACCTTGTACGGGGCGAACAGAATCCGGGCTTCTTCGAGAGCATGAACCCTGGCCTTCACGGCGCCCTCACCGCCGCGATTTTCATACATGTGGGCAATCATAACAAACATCCCTTCTTTTAAGGCCGTGGGGAGGTCTGCGGCCTCATCGCCATAACCCAGGATGTATTCAAGGATAATACTATCAAAGCCGCGATGTGCCGGCCAGGATGTCGAACGGATCCTGCCATAAGAATTCTCTGCGGCATCGACATTGTACTTGCCCTTGTCTACCAGTTCATATTTCTCAGCCCGGTCACCCTGTGTGGCGGTGTGAGCGAGAACCAAATTTGTCGTCAGGGTAATAGAGGCGTCAGCCTGAACCGTGAGGACCACCAGTTCTTCTTCCCTGCTTCCGCCTCTGCCGATAATGACGCGATCGCCAACCGCAAAGTCGGCCGTCGCAGCTAGAGAGAGAATGGGCTGTCCTGAGTTGGAGTCGTCATCGACATAGCTTCCGTAGCCCTCGATTGCCTTGATTGACGTGACGCTCTGGAGCGGGGGATCCGGGATCTCGATAACCTCCTTGAATTTATCCCGCACCATCAGCCACGTCTGGGTTATGAATTTCCGGTGCGTTTCCTTTTCCGCAAGCTGTCGGGCGGTAATGATGAGCGCCGTGATGAGTGCATTGTCCGCTCCTCCATCGACTTTCAAATGTAGCTTTGCTTCTTCGAGGGAGATGGGCTCAGACGCTGGAGCTGTCTTCAGTTTTAATCTCATGGCCTACTCTACTTTTTCGGCAACCCCACATGCAACCCAACTCCGAGCCGTGTCCTTGGGAAGATCGCGGGGCCAGCGGTAAATGTGGCCCTTCTTGTAAACCGCGTCTTGGTTCGCTAGGTTCGTCAGCATCTTGATCCGCCTGGGCGGTTTGCCAGTGAGCTTCTCTGTGGGAATAACGACTTGAGGAGCTTTGATTCCTGTCTTGGTCTTGGTCGTTCCTCCCGTTTTTGCTTTTGTTTTCACCATTAGAATTCTCCTTGCATTAGGAATGTGGGAAGGGGGACAGCACGTCCCCCTATCCCAACTAAAGCTTTCACCCTGTTAACGGATGATTTGCCTCACACTTAGGGAGTGAGTTGAAGCATGTAAAGCTGATCACCGTATCCTCCGCCGCCTGGAGTCGTGTTGGTAATCAGGAATCCGGCTCGTTGCCCGAGTCCGTTTGTCTTTACCGAAGCATCCGCTCCAGTAATCAGCCCTCCATCAATATTGTAGAAGAGCTCCCGGTTGCCAGAGTCTCTTCCAGGAACGGTGGCGACAACAGTTCCGAAACACGGCCCCCAGGTCTGTCCCCAGAAATAATAGCCGCTTTGTACGGGGCGAAGTGCGATAGCAACCTGAGCCATAAATCCTGAACTCGTACCGAGAATATTGGAATAGACATTGGGCCAGGCAGTAATCCAAGTCGTTGCCGGGATAGCAACTATAAGAGGTTCCACAAGGGTGAGCGTGATCGAGGTTCCGTCGCCAACGGTACTGCCCTTGATGTGAAGCATTTCAAACACGCTGGATACCAGATTCATGACCCAGATATAGCCTCCAGCATAATAATCCACCGGTCTGGACCCGGCAGCGGTTGTATCCAAAATGGTGATTTCATCCGTTCCGGCAGCAGATATCACAGCGTGAGTATTAACTTCTGTGGGAAGGTTCCCGCAGTGACCGGCCATCATAGCGACGATAGCCGTACCAGCTTTGCAATATCGGAAAACGCGATCTCCTTCGACAAGTCGAGTGCCAATATCATAGTTCTGAGTTGCGCTTTCTTCCTGAATCTGCTGAAGAGGTCGGCCAGGAAGTATTCCACCGCCAGAAAGAATCTGGTCGATTTGGATGCCCATGTGTTTCCGTTTAGGGTTATAGAATTTCATTATTCGTCTCCTTGCTCACGCAATCTTTACGCGAGTTCCTGAAGTACTCGAAGAGCGTCAGCGCGGATGACTCCGCCCGTAGTTCTTGAGCTTGCCAGAAGGCCAATCAAACCGGCAGTAGCATAGACCTCTAAGAGCCTCTGGAGCGTCATGCCCGCTCTATCAACGATCCGATATCCGGCGTTGAAATCACCGAAGATGGCGATGTCACACTCAGCTCCAGACGCGATGGCCGGGATATCTTCCTGTGCGAAGGTGGGATATCCAGCAAAGGTGGGAGGCTGGCCGGCGGCAACCTGAGGCTGCCACATATAAAGATCATCGACGCCACTGGTCAGCTTACGCATGGCCAGCTCAGTGGTCGAGGGAACGAGAAGTTTCCCGTTTCTCCGGTACTGTGCGGGGACAGCGTAAATCAGATTGAGGATGTCATCGGCAGCGATAGCATCAGCGGCAGCGGTCTTAACTCGGGTTACGACGGCGCCATTGAGAATCCCCTCAGGCTGTTGGTTGGCATGAGCGGTTCCGGAAACGAAAGCCGTCTCTTCGGCCTCGGCCCGGGCGCGTGCGAAACTGTTGGCCAGGATCGCCTCTAGGGAGACATCCGAGTCAGCGAGCTCGTCCTTACCAATTTTGGCCAGACCTTCCAGGTCCTCGACATACTGCCAGTCCTCACCAGGGACCACATCTGTTTCGGAGGGAGCTCCGCCCAATTCCAGTTTACCCCAACCCATTGAAACCTCAGTCAGCGACCGGCGCCTGAGTCTGCTTCGCATGGTTGTGCGGACTGTGGCCAACTGCCGGATGATATTGATCTTGGGAAGAGTGAGATAAATCTCAGACTCAACTTCCTCCGGTAAAAGCACCAGGCCAACGGCGTCTGACACCAGAGCTCTGCGCTCCATGTCGTACTGCTCTGCGGCTGCATCCATCGTGAGCCGTCCTGTCCGGACGAAATTGAAAAAGCTGGCCTTATACTCCACCTGGCCGGCCTTGATCTCTTTCTCTCCGGGAACACCGAGGGGAACCCGTGCCATCTTGGTTTCGATAGCGTCGACCCGATCCTGAAACTTCTTCTCGGCGGCCTGGGATTTCACCTCGTACTGTGTGAAATCAGCCTCCGTCATCTTGTCCTTGAGCAATTTCTGATGCTCTGCCCGCTGATCGACGATGAGCTTATTGATCGCTTCGATGTCGGACTTCGCCTCCAATGCAAGAGCGGTCTTTGCTTTTTCGATAAACTCATCGAGCAATTGTTTTCTTTCATCTGCTGTTAATACCATTTTAAACCTCCAAATGATTTCCGAGGGTTTTGATTGTTTGTCCGAACAAGTGCTCTTGCGGCTTGCTCTTCGTTTCCAGTTCCCCGATAACTGATCTGAATATGCTCTTCACCTCATCTTCCCGAGTGTCGCCAGACGGCTCGGCAGATTTGAGAAGCGCTGTCAATGCTTTGATTGCATTGTTTACTGACTTCATATGTGCGGCAGACGCAAGGACGTCGCCCTTAAATTCTTCGACAGCTTGAATGTGTTTCTCCAGCCGTTCTATGGCCCCATCGAGCGAGGGAATGTTAAGACTCTTGACGGCCGTAATCAAGGCTTTAGGGTGGGCCTGGAATGTACAGGGAGAGATCTCATATAGCTTTACCTCTTTCAGTATTCGGGTCGCTCCGTCCCAGGCATCCTTGATGGTACGGAAACCAAAGGACAGGCCCTTGATGACTTTCTGTTTCATCAGTGAATGCTTCTCTCTTGCATCCTGAACGTCAAGGTTGAGGGCCCCCCGCGTAAACAGCCCCTGCTTATCTATCGATACTTCGGCCAGCCCCAGAGGTCGAGTGACATCATGATACCACAAGATTGGGCGGGTGTTCCCTTCCTTCATCGTCTTGCTGAACGCCTTAGCATCGATTACCTCGTCATAATCGGCGGTCTTGGCGAACACCGCCGCGTGTCCTTCGAAGGTGCCTTCCTCAGTCAAAGCCCTAATCTCAAACGGGCATGTTCTTTCTTCTAATTTCATGTTCATCTCCTAGTATTGGTATTCATAGGCGCCTATATCCGGATGGTTTCTAACACCCCGAATAATGGGTTTTATTATTTCGACAATAATTGACTTGAATACACGCCCGACAAAATTCCCCACATAATCTTCAGTAAGCCCAACGTCCTCCCCGGCATCGATACAGGGGGATGTTGCTTGAAGCGTGAAGTCGGCTGCGGCCGGGTCAGTCATGAGCGGGTCGGTTGACCACAGCGAGTCGGTGTCCGTGTACGTCCCTGCCCCGGTTTTCGCCGCGTCCTTGAAACAGTTGTTTTGTCCGGTTACGGTCTGAGCCGCGTCAATATCAATATCCACAGA